TAATATCCCTGCAGGTGTAACGATTTCAAACAATGGTACAGCAACAGGTTTCGGCGCAACAGGTGCCGTTAACTGGGATGTAGCATCAATTAAAACAGTAGATTTTACAGCAACAGCAGGTGTTGGATATTTTGTAGACACAGCAACAACAGGAGCAGTAGAAGTAACTTTACCGGCTTCACCGACAGCCGGTGATGTAGTTGGGGTTGCTGATTATGCTAATAATTTTAATAGTGCTAATTGTACATTAAATAGAAATGGTTCTAATATTGGAGGTAATGCGAATAATGCGTTACTGGCAACAGATGGAGTAGCAGTTACCTTAGTTTATGTAGATGGTACTAAAGGATGGATTGTAACAGACTCTGGAAATCAAACTGATGCACCTAGTCCACTGTTTGTAGCAGCCACGGGTGGATGTATAACTACGTGTGGTAATTATAAAATTCATACATTTTATTCACCAGGAACATTTTGTGTTTCTTGTGCAGGTAACCCATCCGGTTCTACTCAAGCAGAATATTTAATTATTGGTGGTGGTGGAGGAGGTGGAAACTATGCAGCTGGTGGTGGTGGCGCTGGCGGTTATAGAGAAACTCCTGGCGCAAGTGCTGGGAGCTATACTGTTTCTCCTCAAGCAGGTCTTACAGCTTTAACTACAGCCGTGCAAGGCTATCCAGTTGCAGTAGGAGGTGGAGGTGCTGGTCGTAGTACTCCACGAGGCCTTGGAAGTTCAGGATGTTCTAGTACTTTTAATTCACAAATTTCCGCAGGTGGAGGTGGTGGAAATGGTTCTAACGACGGAGCTGGTGCTCCAGGTGCTTCTGGCGGTGGTGGTTCTGGCGGCGGAGCTCCGGGTTTTTCTAACCCAGCTCCAGGAGGTACAGGAAACCAACCCGTAACATCTCCCCCTCAAGGAAATGATGGGGGTGCTGGCTATGATGGACAAGTTTCAAATACACAAGGTGGAGGAGGTGGTGGAGCTTTAGGCACTGGTGGTGGAGCAGCATCGGCAACAGGAGGCAATGGTGGCGCTGGAGCTGGAACAGCAATTAATTTAACTACAATGCCAGCCCCAAGTCCTACTCCAAGTGCACAAATTGGAACTTCAGGTCCAAGTCCAGCAGTAAGATATTTTGCTGGAGGAGGCGCTGGTTCAAGCGATAACGCCGGAGGGCCTGGTGGAACAGGTGGAACCGGTGGAGTTGGTGGTGGCGGAAATGGTGTGACTTTCCCTAATAGTGGAAATCCAGGAACAATTAATACAGGCGGTGGTGGTGCGGGAGCATCTGGACCAGATAGTGGTCCTATTACTGGTGGAAACGGCGGATCAGGAATAGTAGTAATTAGATATAAATATCAATAATATTTATGTATTTACACAAATTTAAAAACAATATATAAGGAGAAACATATGGCACACTTTGCAAAAATAGGAATGAATGGAAAAGTTATCGGAGTATTAACTTGTGGTAACAACGATATGCTTAACGCTGATGGCGTTGAAGATGAAGCAGTAGGACAACAATATTTAGAGAGACATAATAATTGGCCTGCACCAATGTGGATTCAAACTTCATATAATACATCAGGCAATACACATTCATCAGGAGATAACTCAAAAGCTTTAAGAGGAAATTATGCCGGTATAGGTTATGAATGGGACGAAGATAATCAAATCTTTTGGCCTAAAAAACCTTTTGCATCTTGGGTAAAAGATACAGCTACAGCTAGTTGGAAATCACCTATTGGTGATGCTCCTGCATTAACTGCAGAACAAGAATCACAAAATACAGCCGATACTCACAGATGGCATTATGTTTGGAATGAAGCTGGCCAATCTTGGGACTTGACAGACGGCAAAGCATAAATTAAAAAGGTATGTGGTATGCACAAGAAAGTATTATCTGAAATAGATTTACATTATGGCAAGATTGATATGCCTAAAGGTTTCGAAATAGACCAAGACAAACTTCAATCTGATATTTTATCATCACAAATTAAAAATTCAAACTTTCCATTCTCAAAAGAGTGGGATAAATTAAATACATATATGCGAGAGCATATAAAGGTAGAGCACGGTTTTACTCTAGTAAATAAAGAAACGTGGGGCAATGCTTATAAACCCAAAGAAATTTCTATTCCCCTATTAAATATAGATCCAGTAGATTTACGAAATTCTCCTGATTATACTTTTTTGTATGGAGTAAATGTTAAAGATTGTAGTGTTAGAATACACTATGATCAAAATAGAAGAGCAGGAAGAAGTTGGGACATACCTTTAAAAAACAATTCATTTATTATGTTTCCGTCTACACAGATGTATTACATAACTAACAATCAAAAGGATTCTTTAAACTTTATTTTAACTACTACATATGAATTTATATAATAATTTTTTACCTAACAAAATATTTAAAGAATTAAAAAATGCTATAATGTCAGATTATTTTCCGTGGTACTATAATGACGATATACTTAAAAAGAAAAAAAGTCAAAATTTTCAATTTACTTTTACCTTTTTAACAAATAATAAATATGACTGTTGGGGAAAATGGCAAGATGTGATGATTCCAGTATTAAAAAATATTAAACATAAAAAAATGAATAAAGTAAAAGCTAATTTATTAACAAGAACAAATAAAATAATAGAACACGGATATCATATAGATAAAAAATATGGAAAAACTGGTATTCTTTATATAAATAATTGTAATGGTTATACTAAATTTAAAAATGGAAAAAAAATTATAAGTGAAGAAAATAAATATATAGAGTTTAATTCTAATTTAGAACACGCAGGATCATCTTGTACAAATAAAAAAAGGAGAGTTGTAATAAATTTTAATTATGAACCTATCTAATTATTTCTGGTATTTTAGTGGAGTTTTAACTCCTAAATTTTGTGATGAAGTCATTAAATATGCTTTGTCTAAAGAAGAAGTAATGGCTAGAACTGGTGGTTATGGAGATAAAAAATTAAACAAAGAAGAAGTAAAAAATTTACAAAAGAAAAGAAAATCTGATTTAGTCTGGTTAAATGATCCTTGGATATATAAAGAAATACATCCTTATGTTCATAGGGCTAATAAAAACGCTGGTTGGAATTTTCAATGGGATAGATCAGAGTCTTGTCAGTTTACAAAGTATAAATTAAATCAATATTATGATTGGCATACAGATCCTTGGGATAAACCTTACCAAAAAAAAGAAGGTGATCCTGATAATGGCAAAGTTAGAAAATTATCTATGACGTGTCAATTAACCGACGGCTCCGAATATACGGGTGGAGAATTAGAATTTGATTTTAGAAACTATGATCCTCATATGAGAGATGAAAGTAAACATATAAGAAGCGTACCGGAAATATTACCTAAAGGCTCTATCGTAGTATTTCCTTCACATCTATGGCATAGAGTTAAACCAGTAACCAGAGGAACTAGATATTCACTTGTTGTATGGCATTTAGGATATCCATTTAAATAGTATGTATATAAATAATTATTTTGTAACACCCATATGGAGTGAAATTAAAAAAGACTTTGTTAAGTCTTTGAACAAAGCGAGTGATCCATATATTAAAGAAGCTAAAAAAACTAAAGAAGCTAAAGCTCATCTTAAAGCTCACGGCGATTTTGGTCGATCATTTCATTCAACACAATTACTAGGCGATACTCAATTTATGGATTTTAGAAATTATGTTGGTCAAAAGTGTTGGGAATTTTTAGATCACTCGGGATTTGATATGAGTAAGTACACAACTTTCTTTGAACAATGTTGGGTACAAGAGTTTGCTAAGAAAGGTGGAGGACACCATAATGCTCACGTTCATTGGAACACTCACGTCAATGGTTTTTATTTTTTAAAGGGTAGTGAGAAGACTTCTTATCCAATTTTTCACGAACCGCGAACAGGAGCAAGAACAACTAAATTACATATGAAACCACAAAAAGGAGTATGGCCCGGAACAGAATTAATTCATTTTAAACCAGAACCAGGATTGCTTATTTTTTTTCCAGGATACTTAGAACACGAATTTTCTGTTGATTACGGCAAAGCTCCCTTTAGATTTATTCATTTTAATGTATCAGCTATATTAAAAGAGCACGCTAAAGATGTTTAAAAAGAAAAAATATACAGTTATCCGTCAAGCAATATCAAAAGAGCTGGCTAGTTTTGTTGCAAATTATTTTGCAATGAAAAAACA